GATTAAATCTATTTTTCAGAAACTTTGCAATGATGAATATGGTTAATCCTGATGGAGTCCATATTGGTGGGTTAGGTGGATTCTTTCGTTCTTTAGGTGCCATGATTAGACAAACCCAACCAACCTCTGTTTATGTAGTATTCGATGGAGCGGGTTCCACAGCCAACCGAAAGAACCTGCTCTCCGAATACAAAGAGGGAAGAAATTTACAAAGAATAACCAATTGGGATGCATTTGATAGTTTAGAAGATGAACATGATGCTAAAGTAGACCAAATAATACGTGTAATTCAATATCTTAAATTATTACCTGTTAAAACCACATTAATTGATAAAGTAGAAGCTGACGATATTATAGCCGTGTTATCTAAAAAATTAGTTGAAAAATATAATTCTACATGTTTTATTGTATCTAGTGATAAAGACTTTGTTCAGTTAGTTACTGATAAAATTATTTTATACAGACCAATGGAAAAAGAATATTATACACCTAAAACAGTTAAAGAAAAATTTGGTGTATCTCCCCAAAATTTTATTTTATATAAAACACTTTTAGGGGATAATTCAGATAATATTCCGGGGGTTAAAGGATTAGGAGTAAAGGGTATATTTAAAAAATTTCCTGAATTACAAGAAAAAGATTTAACATTAGAAAATATTTTTGATATATCAGCTAGGAAATTTAAGGAACATGTTGTATATTCAAGGGTAGTTCAAGATCAAGATAGAATTGAAACTAGTTATAAGGTTATGGACTTGGGTTCTCCTATGATTAATGAAAGAGAAAATAAATTTTTAGATGAACTAATTGAAGAGGATATTCCCGAATTAAATATTGATATGTTTATCCAATTTTATAATTCGGATCAATTAGGAGGAATGATTAGGAATCTAGAAGTATGGTTAAAAGAAATATTTTCACAATTTAAAGGTTATAAAGTTGACGCTTAATAGTATAAATCAATACGGACACGAATTTCAAATAAAGGTTTTATCTTCTTTATTAACTCATAAAGAATTTTTAACTAATATACATGATATAATTTCAGAGGAATATTTTGAAAACCCAGCTCAAAAATGGTCTATAAAACAGATACTTAAATATTATGATAAGTATCATACTACACCTTCACTAGATATATTAAAAGTTGAATTGCAAAAGGTAGATAATGAAGTGTTACAAATATCTATTAAAGATCAATTAAAACAAGCATATGTAACGTCTGATGAAGATTTAGAATATGTACAGGAAGAATTTACTAACTTTTGTAAAAACCAACAATTAAAAAAAGCATTAATGACATCTGTTGATTTACTTAAAGCAGGTGATTTTGAAGCTATAAGAATGTTAGTGGATAATGCATTAAAAGCAGGACAAGATAAAAATTTAGGTCATGAATATAATAAAGATATTGAAGAACGTTATAGAGAAAATTCAAGATCAACTGTACCTACTCCTTGGGAACGTATCAATGAATTACTCCAAGGTGGATTGGGAAATGGAGATTTTGGTCTTATTTTTGGTAGTCCTGGAGGTGGTAAATCGTGGTCTCTTGTAGCTTTAGGAGGATATGCAGTTAGATTAGGTTATAATGTTTTACATTATACTTTAGAATTAGGTGAGGATTATGTAGGAAGAAGATATGACTCATTCTTTACTAAAATTCCAGTTACTAAAATTAGTTCATTTAGGGAAAAGGTGGAAGATACAATTCCCCAATTACCTGGTAACCTAATAATTAAAGAATTCCCAACAGGACGTGCAACTATGTCAACTATTGAATCACATATTAAAAAAGTTGCAGATATGGGAATTAAAGCAGATATGGTGATTATAGATTATGTTGATCTACTTTCATCAAGAAAGAAAAATCGTGAGCGTAAGGACGAGATTGATGATATTTATACTAGCACAAAGGGACTAGCTAGGCAACTTAATATACCTATTTGGTCAGTTTCGCAGGTAAATAGAGCAGGAGCTCAAGACAAAATTATAGAAGGAGATAAAGCAGCAGGATCATATGATAAAATGATGATTTCTGATTTTGCAATGTCTCTTTCACGTAAAAAAGAAGACAAAGTTAACGGAACAGGGCGTTATCATATTATGAAAAACAGATACGGAATGGATGGACTTACTTTTTCAGTTAAAGCTGATACATCAACAGGTCATTTTGAAGTATTTGATTATAAAGATAGCGAAGAGGAAACTTTAACACCTCCTAAGCAATCAAATAAATTTGATACTGATGTGGATCAATTTGATAAGCAAATGTTACGTAAAAAGTTTTTTGAAATAAATTCATAACATTATAAAATTATTAAAATGGCAAAAAAATCTTTATTGCAGGAACGAGTGGTTTATAAACCGTTTGAGTATCCAACTGCACATGACTATTGGATGAAACAACAACAAGCACACTGGCTTCATACTGAAGTACCAATGATGTCAGATGTAAATGATTGGAAACAAAATTTAACAGACACAGAAAAAAATATTATAGGATCTATATTAAAAGGATTTGCTCAAACAGAAACTGTAGTAAATGATTATTGGTCTACATTAGTAACTTCTTGGTTTAGAAAACCAGAAGTAATTAAAATGGCCGTTACATTTGGAGCTTTCGAAACTATTCATGCGGAAGCTTATTCTTTACTAAATGAAGAATTAGGATTGGATGATTTTAGTGAGTTTTTAGAAGATGAAACTACAATGGCTAAAATTGAAACATTAATGAATGTAAGAGATGCTCATGATGGTACTCCAGATTGGCATGAAAGAGCTAAATCATTAGCTATATTTTCCGCATTTACAGAAGGTGTTAATTTATTTTCTTCATTTGCCGTTTTATTATCATTTAAACTTAGAAATTTACTTAAAGGTGTAGGTCAAATAGTTGAATGGAGTATTAGAGATGAGTCTTTACATTCAGATGCTGGGTGTTGGTTATTTAGAACATTATTAAAAGAACATCCTGAGTATGATACTCCTGAATTAAGAAAACAAATTGAAGAGGCCGCTCATTTATCTTTAAAATTAGAATTAGATTTTATTGATAAAGTGTATGAAATGGGTGATTTAGAAGGATGTTCTAAATATGATTTAGTATCATTTATCAAACATAGAGTAAATACTAAAATGGGTGATTTAGGATATGGTCCTATTGTTAATGGTATAGATAAAGAAGCAGTACAAAGAATGAAATGGTTTGATTCACTATCAGCTGGAAAACAACATACAGATTTCTTTGCAAATAGAGTAACTAATTATAGTAAAGGTGTCCAAAATTGGGACGCTGGAGCATTATTTTAATAATGAAGTATTTAATTTTATTAATATGTTTATTTGGGTGTGCGGAGATAATATATACTCCTCCAACAGTATCCTATATAACTTCAATAACTCAAAAGGGAGATACCGTTAAAGTTA